ATTTGATGTGGTAGATACTTTAAAGCCGCCACCACCAACAGCTTCGAGATATAAGTCACTTACAGGCTGAGTGGGTTTGATTACAGGTGAGTAGTTTGTAGTAAGGTCGAATGTAATTCCTGCATTAGAGCCGTTTTGCACAGTCAAACCATCAGCAGTCACTGTGCCAGTTACGTCGATGTTACCTGTGCCAGTAATGTTATTACCGTTAAGGTCAAGATCACCACCCAGTTGTGGCGTAGTGTCTTCTACTACGTTCTGCAATGCAGAGTCAGCAGTAGAGCCTTGTGCGGCTGTAGCGTAATCAGAAGAATCAAACGCCTTAACTTGATCTAAGTTAGTTACCTCCGAGTCCATCAAGGCACCAGCAGCAGTCACATTAGTTGTGTCTGTTACGTCTGCTGAGGCTTCAATGCCATCTAGCTTGAGACCGTCAGTTGCTACATCTCGACCATCTACAGTGCCGCTAACAGCAATATCACCTGTTACGTCGACGCCTGAGCTTGAGGTAGCAAACTTAGCCGAACCTGCTCGCTGTATCGTTAGCTCGCCACTAGCGACGTTAATGACACCGCCGTCACCCTCTGCTATTAGACGTAGATCGTAGTCGTCAGAGAATGGACGCTTGATGTCGATGAAGCCGCCAGATACGCCGCCAACCTCGATAGAACCATACGCATTAGAGTTTTGAATGCTGAGGTTGTTGTCGCCAGATATAGTGCCCGTAACGTCTATGGCGTGGCTGAAATCAAACGTGTCGTTGCTGCCGTCCCATAAAATGGTTGCGTCGTTACCCGCGCTTACAGCATCCTCAATTGTAATCCCGGCACCGTTGGCTGACGTTGTATCGCCGCCATAGTTCAGCGTGATGTTCTTGTCTTTAACATCAAGCGTCTCAGTGTTGATCGTGGTAGTCGTGCCGTTTACAGTCAGATCGCCTGCAATAACTGCGTTAGTGCTAACGGTTAAATCACCAGAAATCGCGGCGTCATTGCTTACTGTTAAGTCGTTAGTAATAGTTGCGTTGGTGCTAACCGTGAGATCGCCGGTAACAGTAGCGTCCGTTGTAACGCTTAGAGAGCCGCCAACCGTTAAGTCGCCAGAGGTAGATACGCCAGCAACATTGATGTCGCCAGAAAGATAAAGATCGCGGAACTTGTTGGTGGCCGTACCGATATCATAAGTTGCGCCAGTAGCCACTGTAATGTGGCCATCAACACCTAGCGCACCAGTAGCGTCGAGCGTAATCCCGGAAGTATCAAATGGCGTAGAGATCCCAACCAGCAAATCTCCATCCGCATTGATGCGGATTTTCTCATCTGTAGCTGAGGTTAGGAATGTAAACTGCGCCGTACTTCTGTGATCAATAAAATCCATGTCGTTACCTTATGACCAATTTACTGTTAGCTTGTTGTTCAAGCCTTCTATTACGTTTGTAACGCCGCTTGCCAGAGATATATGACCGGCACCGCTAGTTCCTGTCTTTATTAAGCAGTTGTTACCAGTTACAACGCCAGACAAGACATTGCTTGTCGTTGTTGGGTTTATCCAAATGCACGGCTCGCTTGCGTCAGTTTTTGCTGTGTTTCCAACAACTTGAAAGTTTTGCACGTCTTCAACGGTTAAACGGCGCTCAGTGTTGTTGTCGTTGATAATTGCGTTGTTAGCTCCATCTACTCGCGTTACACCCTCTATCAGTGCATTGCCGCGCATCTCTACGGAGGCCGTGCTTGTAGAGCCGGAGCATATAATGGCAACTCCGCCAGCAATGTGCGAATTGTCACTAATGACATATTTGCCTGTATTACCTGCGCCGGTAGATGAAATAGATCCAAGGTATTTGTTTTTTACGATATTAAGGCTGCCGGTAATGTTTGACGCATTCGTTATTGCGCCAGCAACATGACACCCCGTTACAGTAGCGTCTTTAATGGTTCCTGAAACGCCGGGGTTGGCAGGCACGGGAAATAAAATAGAGCCGTCGCCCGAGACGCCTTCAAGGTATACATCGTCAACGGTGGCGTTATATGGGCCTTCTATCTTAATATCACCATGCTTAATGTAGCCGCTAGATAGTCTGACATCGTGGTCAATAGATGAGTTTGGCAACAGCAAAAAGCTAACAGCGTCATCAAGGTTTCTGCAAATTCCTGACACGTAGAAATTTTCAATGCTGACATGAACGCTATCTTTGAGACTTCCTCTGATCAACTTATTAACGTAAGCAGTAGACTCATCTGTTTTTAGGATTACATTATTAAAGTAAGCCCGGTCGCCGTCAGTTAAAAATATCTGCAAGAGAGAGTTATCTAGGCCGGTCGTGTCGATAGTTGCTCGGGCGCTAATCTCTACAGTCAAATTATCTACGTTAGATCGCTCGCAAGCCTCTATCCAAAATGCGCCAGAAGGGTTGTTTGAGAATGAACGATCGGAGTCGTTAGTGATCGTTATGTTGGTTGCGTTGAAGTTTACATTTCTATCTGCTGTTACGCCGCATGAGCCGTAATTCTTAACGACTGCATTGGATATGCTAAAGTCAGCGCCAATAACTAAAAAGTTAAATGATCCTTGCGGAGCTGCTGTTGTCGTAGCGAAGTTCATAGGCGAGCCATCAACATCAAACGTGTCTGGCAATAGACCTACATCTTCGGCATAAACATCAGATACTAAAGTGCGGCCTTTTTCTGTAACACCTCCATCTAATGTCTGATACACGACAAAACTTTGGTGTGAAATATTTTTAAATATGCAGCCTTGAATGATGGTCGTGCCGTAAGAGTTAACTCGTATTGCGGCTATGCCATGATAGTTTTCAAATCTGCTGTTAGTGATATGGACGTTTGTATCTTCGTTTACAGCGTTTACTTTGAAAAAGGCACTAAGCGTTGGTTGAATTGTGTCGTATCCAAAAAAGTCTGAAACGCTTACTGTCCATGTTTCATTGCCGGTTTTGTATGTGCCGCGTCCGCCGTCAACAACAATGTTCTCCAAAGCAACTGTCATCGCTGCAATGCCAGATCCAGCGTCACAATTAAACCTGCCTTGATCAGCGTATGAAGTGCCAAGTACAAACTTAAAATTTCTTAAACGCAGAAACGCGCCTGTCGCGTTGATTGTAGTTGTGATCTTGTAGGTCTTGTTGCCACCGTCTAGCCATGCGCCTGTAGTCGTGACGTAGTTAACGGCCTTTTGCAAAGCAGCAGTGTCGTCCGCGCTTCCGTCGCCAAACGCACCAAAATCATCTGCGCTAATAGTCTCGCGGAGTTTATCCTCTACGGTCGTGTCTATTGCGCCAGTGCCGCCGGGCGTATAGGTAACTAGAGCTGCATCTGTAATGCCGGGAGGTACAGTCGTTGTTGCTGTTACTGCGCCGGTAGGGCTGAATGATAGGTACTTGTTTGCTCTCGTAGCAGCGTCAGGCAGCTCCATTGAGATCGTTGTGGAGTCTGTAATCGGCCTACGAACAGACTGATCAAACGACCGATTGGTCTGCTCACCTGCCAGCCAAAGGTTATCAAAGTCAGAGTTAACATCGGATGCTAAAAAGTCACCTGAGTTGGTGTAGTTTTGGTTGCGCTCATACGGCATGTCCCTGTAGAGGGTCATAATATCGTTCAGGGTCGCGCCTACGGTTAGAGTGATACTCCCACCGTTCTCATCGCCAACTCCCGCTACAGAGTAATCTGTGCCCTCTGAGAGGGTAGTGCCGTTTTGCAGTACAACGAGATCGTCTTTGTCTACTATCTCAAACGTATAGGAGAAGATCGTCTGACCAGCAGTCGCGCTATATTGGTTGCGGCTTGTGTTGTCTGCTACAGTCATATTAGCGCCCTATTCTCAAAGCCATTTCTCTTTCTCTGGCTTCAGTTACCATATTCATAAGTCTACCATCCTCTTGCAACATCTTCGCCTGAGCTTGTAGCTTATATTCATCGAAAATTCCTTTGATAAATATAGCCTTGCCACCTTCAGAGCCATCTGAAGCATTCTTATATGACTGACTATTCATCGTAGTTCGTAGTTGGTCTCTTAAAGAAACTTGCGCCTCAATACCGCTATACAAAAGAATGTAGCGATCATACTGCTGGGCATCTAATTCAACATTCTCAATAACTCGCCTTGGCATACCAACCGCTACTTGCTGGCGCACCATCTCATCTGCAATAGGGTCATCCTTTGCTGTAGACGTGTAGATAGGCGACATGATATCGGGGCCAATACCGCCCTCTAATACAACAGGCTCGCCAAAGATGTTGCGACGTGGTGGCAAGTCGTCTGAGTATCCGGGGATGCGTGACTTAATACGATCAATGTAACCGTATGTAGCACTCATCTCCGGGCTTAAATTGCGCTCAATGTTTGCAACAAATGAAGGAACAGCGGAGCTAGCCATGCGCTGTAGATAGCGATCCAGCTTGTAGTTCTTAGCCTCGGGGTCTGTGCTTGCCCCAAAGAAAGCATCGAAGAAGTCAGTCACGCCAGACATATACGTCTTACTTGCCATGTTCTGTGCAACCGACAGTGCCGCCGCAGTAGCAAGCTGTGACGCTTCAGCCTCGGTTGTTTGCCCAATAATCTCAGTCACGTCAGCCGACAAGCCTAACAACGCGCCAACAGGGTCAAGTCGGTTGTATGCGTAATACTTGTCACCAATCTTGATCGAGTATGGTTGCCAGCCAGTAGCCCGCATGATGTTTCGCATTTTAGGATCAGTTGGCCCAGCGCCTGTAATTGATCCGCTTAGTGTAAGATCAGCAGATACAGCCATTAACATCGAGCCAGAAATCAACTTACCCATTGCTAGGTCACGACGTGCGCCACCTGCCGCAATCTCTTCGCGGAATGCGCTAGACAGCGGAGCTAATGGCGTACGCTCGAAGGTATACGACATGATGTTCACGGGTGTACGGACAAACGGCATGACGACGCGAGCGTATGGGATGTTATTCCGTACTTGCTCAACCGCCTTGCCTGTCTTGCCTAGCTGGTTGGTAAAGGTCTGGTAGCGTGAAGCATCAATAGCCGACTGCTTAATGTTCTCAGGCGGGTTCTCAATGATCTCAACAACACGCTTTGCCGCCGCTTCATCACGTAAGCCTTCGTTGAATGCCTGACGATATGCTTGTGCGTACAGCTCCATGCGGTAGCCAACAGACTTAAAGTATTCATCTCCCGCCGTTAGCAGACGACCGGGTACACGTATCGCTTCACCCATGAAGTCAGCGAAGCGACCAGCAGGGCCAGCAATGTTGAGGTTCTCAGACGTTATTGCGCGAAACTTCTCTGCCTCTACTTTCTGGAGCGGATCGGTAGGTTCTCCGGTTTTTAGCACATTCCATGCCAATCGGAAGCCGTCACGCGCACCATCTACCAAGCCCTTGAGCTGTGCGGATGTTTCACCCGGCGGGATATTGGGACCGATAGCACTTGCAATCTTACGCTCGCCAACAGTCAAGGCCGCGACTATTGTGTTCGACAGGATGTTCACCATGTGGGTTGTAGGTGACGACAGCAAGCCATTGATCCAAGCTTCGTAAAGCTGGTCTTTAGTAGTTGCCTTGTTCGCATCCTTAACAAAACGTCCGATCTGTGCGGGATCATCCAACTCTGACAGCATAGCCGCCATGTCACGCGATACAGCTTCACCGCCTGTAGTCTCAAGCGCCTCTTTGATTAGGCGCTCTTGCTCTCTTGAGCTTGCCGCCACAACTCGGAATGACTGCAATGCACGACCAGCCTCAGCCGTCATACCTGATACCTGCGCCTGAATAGCTCGGTGCTGTGACATAGCTCTGCGGAATAGTGCAAGATCCATCTCGCTACCGTTCTTGGCCGCACCAGCTAGCTTGACTAGGCTCTCACCAGAAGCTACTAGGACTTTACGAGCCGCTAAGATCTGCTCTGCGTTAAACGCCTCACCTTGCCGACGTGCCAATAGGTCATCGACAGTCATGCCAAGATCATCTGCTAACTTTGGAAGGTCTTGGTTGGTAATTTTTTGGCGACGTGCATCGTTAATATTCGGTGCGTCTGCCCTAGCTACCTCATCAATGAGTGTTGATACGTCCTCAGTCGTGTTGAGGTTAGCCAGATTAATGTTACGTGCGGCTTCTGGCTCCGCATCTGTAGCGCCCATCTTAAACTCAGGTACGCGGATTGTAGGCTGTACAGCTTCAGCCGCCTCATCAAACGGAATGTACTCTTGACCGGGCGGCATCTCACGAGGGGCCGGCATTCCGCCCTTCATGGTAGCCATCGCCTCATCAATCATCTGTTCGACTGGCTTTCCCTCTGCCTCAGCTACCTCCACAAGCGCCCTGCGGCTCTTCACAAGGCGAATGCCTTGGATAAGGCCATCAGCTATACCACCAGCGAGCAAGCCCTCTAGAGCGCCTTTAAGTCGCCCTTCAGCATCCGTATCTTCTGGACTAGCCGCAAGGTATTCAGTGATTGGGTTCTGTAGTTCTGGCACCTCTTGAATGAGGTTAGACAATCGCTCTTCCTGTGGGTCAAAGACTGTAGCGTCTGCGATAGCACCTGCCGCCGCCGGAGCCGCAAATCCTGTGACACCAAGCGCCTTGACACCACGTAATGCAGGGACAAAGCCTGTAAGGAACTGGCTGACAGCACGTACACCCGCGCCCGTTACGGTACGAGGATCGGCTTCAATCTCAATATATTCGGGTTCAGCACCGCTAATAGTGCCTAGTGGGATGATTGACTCCATCATGCTAGCCGCTTCAGCAGTCGCATCAAGGAAGCCAGCTACGGCCTGACGTGGTGCCTCGATTGCTCCGCCAAAGATGTCTTTAAATGCGGGTATCGTGACTTCACGAGCAAAGCGTTCAGCTCTTGCAGGTATGGCCTCGAAGGGTGTCATCGGCTCTTGCTGTGCCTGAGCCTTCATCATGGCCCGGTCGTATGGCGATAGGTCTGCGCCTTGTCGCGCATCAAGCACCTTGCCAGTAGCATCGTCATTCTCAAACGTAGGCACACGCATTGGTGGACGCGGCTCAGTCGTCAAACTCATAGACTCAGCGGCTTGTGCGTCTTGGTTAGCCAAGATCAGGCCAGCCATCGGCAAAGCTATGCCGTACTGCTTAGATATGTCGATAATACGCGGATCAAAAATAACGTAGTTTTTTGTGCCTTCTGCCGCCGCTCTTGAGTTTGCATCAAAGTATTTAATTCCAGCGAAGCCAAGCTCTTGCGCCTTTGCAGTTGCTTGTCTTTGTGCGTTTGGCCCAGTAGCCTCAGACGCCAGCTTGTAATAAAGATCGCGGCCTCTGATTGGCAAACCTGTTTTGCCTAAATTTGCCTGCCGCCTTAATTTGTCAGCTTCTGATTTTATGGATAACCATTTTTTAGATTCTCGCACTGCACCGCGATCATCTCGATCTAGTGCAAGTTCGTCCGCTTGAGCCTCTAAATCTTCAATCTGCTGTCTAATCTTTGGATCATATAGACCTGCATCTTCCAAAATCTTTTTGACTTTTGGAGACTGATTTTCTATTGGCGTATCCCAATCAAGCAACGCGTCCGGGTCAGCTTTGATATCTACTTGATACAACGCTCCGGGCGATTCGTATGTTGGCTCAATGTTTTCCTTAAACCAGCTAAATGCCTCGGGGCTATATGAATCAAAGTCTTTTTGGCGCTCGATGACTCCAAGCACATCGCCGTCAATCATAATTTGCTCAACGATCTCGGCCTTCTGATAATCAAGATCAGTGGCTTTTGCGCCAGTTAGCTCTCTATATAGGGCATTTAAATCTGTGGTAGTTGGTTCAGCCAAGCCGCCTTCATCTTGCAATCTTTTAAGAGTCGCTAAATCACTTTCAAGCATTGGCCTTGTTTGTTCATTAGCCGTTGGCAAAAGTTCTTCGCCTTTCTGAATGGATAAACGGATAGCCTCATCGGGGCCAAGATCACGGGTATTCCTAAATCTTGCTCTAGTATTTAAATGTTGAAGACTGTCCGAATCAAAGTTTTCACCTTTTGGCGTAACGAGTTTATCGCTAGCTAATGTCTTCCTATATCCGCGAGCAACATCTGGCTCGCCAGCAAAGTACAAGCCATAGCCATACGCCTGAGCGCCTTCGCCTGTTCCGATCTTCTCTAAATCAAACTCTTCAAAGCGATAGGGTGTGCCGTGATAAGCCTTGAAGCCAGCCTTTGGCTTCTCGAAAGGCACACGAAAAGCCTCTCGCTCAATCTTGTTGATACGGTTCTTGGCACGTCTCAGAAGCGCCTCATCTGGCACATCTACATCTTCGGTGCGTAGTGAAGCAACAGCGGCTTCATCGCCATCTAATGCACGTCGAGAGAGTTCAATTAGTTTTGCTCTAGACATTATTGTCCTCTCTTAATATCAGCCATCATGTTCTGAAAGTTCCTAATTCGGACTAAATACTGCTGTAGCTTTTGCTCTTGTTCATTGTATTCAGCCGCATCCATCGTTTCGACTTGCCCCTCTAGTTTCTCAAGCGCCTTGTTCACATCGGCTTCGCTAGTGTACTGAGGTGGAATGTCGTTGATATCTAGCAACTGCTCCGCAACAGCGGCAGGATCTTCACCGGCTAGTACCTTCTCATCAAACGCTAGCATTAAATCAGCCGCACGTTCCTTAGTACCTGCGCCAGTAAAGCGACCAGTGATCGGATCAACAATGCCCACGTTCGTACTGACATACTTGCGATAGCGTGTAGCCTTTGGCGTGTTCAAGATAGGCTCTTCGCCTAGTGTAGACAGCAGTGATTGCGCCCTAGATCCGGTCAGCCGGGTACCAGTGTTGGCAATAATCAGGTTACGTGCCGCTTCTGGGCTCTGATACATCTGCGTCTGAATGTCATAGATCAGGTCGAAGTCATCAATACCTTGCCCGCGAGTGTTCATTACATTGGTCAGCGTAGTCAGTTGTGACTGTGTGAGATTGCCAGCCATAGCAGTGCGTGTAATGTCGCCCACGTCCGTCTCGCCATTGATCAAGCCAACGTACAGGCCAGTGAAGTTCTCGCCTTGGCGGGCCTTCAGCGCTTCCTCAGCCTGCTTCTCTTGGATGTTGGTCAGTGATATGTATTCGTTTAGATCAGCACGTAGGACATCCGCAAGATTTTCCTGCTGTTCAAGCGTGAAGTTACTAACAGGCGTCTCAGCTACCGCGTTGATAAACTCAACCGCCGCATACGCACCACGATTCTTGATAATAGCTTGCAGTCCGCCTCTGGCCTTCTCACCTTCGGTAGCTACAATAAGATTCTGTTTTGCAGTCTCAGCCGCCGCTGGGGTCATTGTCCCGGCTTCAACACGCGCATCGTAAGTTGAAAACGCATTCATACGCCCAATCATTGCCGACTCATCGTCACCAATACGCGCCGCTTTCAATGCCGCATCGGTTGCTGTTTGACCAGAGCGAATCAGTGTGTCATCTGCGTTTTTGAGGTTCTTGGCTGTCTGGGATTGGTGCACCTGTGACCGGGCGCTAGAGATCATCTGATCCATTGACTGGTCAATCAGTGGTCTAAACTCATCGGCTATGTTTTGCGTGACGCCTGTTCGATACGAGTTAACTGCCGCATCAAACGCTTCAATGTCATCCGGGTTATCAGTTAGCAGTCGGTTAATGTTCTCTCGTGCATCGTTATCAACGCCAGCAACGTATGCCTTTGAAAGTGCATTGTTGTATGCCTGATCAAATATAGAGATCTGCGACAAAAAGCCTTTTTGCGTCTCAATGATCTCGCCTTTCTCTGCTGCCTCTTGCCCAGCCGCAAGACCAGCTTGTAAGCCTCTGCGCTCTTGAATGCCGGAAGCAACATCATACGCAATGCCGCCGACCTGTTCGGCCAAGCCAGACAATGTCTCTAGACGTTTAGCCTGAGACGTATCTACGCCTGTTGGTGTAAACCTGCCGTAGTAATCAATGCGCTTCTGAGCCATTATTAACCGCCTTCTCCGCCGCCAGCACCGGGATCCAATGTCGCAATTTGCACGCCTGTTTGTAATAGCGTACTTGCCGCACCTAATTGACCTTGCTGTCTTGCCGCCTGTGCTTGACGCTCTAATGACGCCCTTCGTAGGCGCTCTGATAGGTCAATAGTCATCTCGCTAAGACCTGCTTGCTTTGCACTTTCCAACGATAAACTTGCTGGTGTGCCTTCCCCAGATATTCCTGCGGTCGAGAGTGCCGCCGCATTCGCCGCCAATGCTCGGTTTAGTTCCTGCCGACG